CAGGAATCGTACACCGCTCGGTACAACCACGAGACTGTCGCTCTCGCCTTCTCAGTCACTGAGGAAGCGATGGAAGACAATCTGTACGACACCTTCTCGAAGGTTCGTGCCCGTGGTCTGGCCCGTGCGATGGCGAACACCAAGCAGGTGAAAGCTGCCGACATCTTCAACAACGGCTTCGCGGCTGGTGACTATGCCATCGGTGACGGTCAGGCGTTCTTCAGCGCCGATCATCCGACCATCGGTGACGGTACCCAGTCCAACCTTGCCGCTGCTTCGGACCTGTCCGAGGCTGCTCTTGAGACGATTCTTACGAACATCCAGCTTATCAAGGATGATCGTGGTATTCTGATCGGCGCGGGTGCGACGTCTCTGCACATCCCCCCGGCCCTCCAGTTCACCGCTGAGAAGATTCTCATGTCGCCGGGTTCGACGAACGGCACGAATAACTATGCCAAGAACGACATCAACGCCATTCGTGCGATGGGTGCTGTTCCGGGCGGTTACTTCGTCAACCGTCGTTTCACCGACACGAACGGCTATTTCATCAAGACTGATGTTCCGAACGGTGCGAAAATGTTCAACCGTACGCCGCTTCAGACGAAGATGGAAGAAGACTTCGACACGGGTAACCTCCGGTTCAAGGCTCGGGAGCGTTATAGCTTCGGTGTCTCTGACTGGCGCGGTTACTTCGGCTCTGCCGGTAGCTAATCGCTACTTGTTAAGCCAATTTTCGTGTGTGATAATCGGGGGAGTCGGGAGACCGTCTCCCCCTTTTATTGGAGAATACAATGGCAACTAACGTAAATTTTGCGTACGTTGATGGCAGTGGTCCCCTTCTACAGCTTGAAAACAACACTACGTTGACGACTAGCCGGATTCATGGCATTCACGCCACGGGTGTTGGAACATTCACCGTTGTTGACGTAACTGATTCAGCGGCTACGACCAAGATCAAGTTCGTAAACACGACTGCCGCAGACGTCACCGAGATGTACATCGAAGACTTCGGCGTCCGGTTTGACGGCATCGTCAAGGTGTCGGCCCCCGCATCTACGACCAGCTTTACCGTACAGTACGGCTAATGGCTATTGAGTACCGAGGCGAAAAGTTCTCTGGGTATAACAAGCCGAAGCGTACCCCCGGTCACGCCAAAAAGTCTCATGCTGTCCTTGCCAAGGAAGGTAGCAAAGTAAAGCTAATCCGCTTCGGACAGAAAGGCGTCAGCGGTTCTCCCAAGAAATCTGGTGAGTCTGCCTCGTACCGTAAGCGACGTGAATCCTTCAAGGCGCGTCATGCCAAGAATATCAAGAAGGGCAAGATGTCCGCAGCCTACTGGGCAGATAAGGTAAAATGGTAACACCATGGATAGCATCAATCTTCCTATTGCCACCGTTGTTATTATCCTCGTCCAACTTGCCGGAGGAGTATGGTTCGGGGCCGACATTGCCGGTCGCGTGGCCGCAGTTGAAGATCGACTTGAATCCGCAGAAATCCTGCCTCCCGGATCAGCAATTAAATTATCAGAGATGTCTGACCGACTCGCTCGGATTGAAACTAAGCTGGAAATTCTGATGGAGAAAAGATAATGACTTCTCAGATTAAATTGAACGGTGGACTGTCGCCATCATCCATCACCCGTGTCGGTACGTACGAGCCGTGGGAGTTGCAGGTCGGTCGCGGCCAGATTGCCTTTCACGAGCGACTGTTTAAGTTCGGGTCTAACCCGGACGTCAATGGATCGAACGAGACTATCTGGGATGCGGGTGGACTCTACGCCTATCCGGGTTCTGCTCTTGCCATGACGGTAACCAGCGCGGCTGCTGTACCTGCTACCGACAACGGTGTTACAGTAGTAATTGAAGGTCTGGACGAGGATTACAACGAGGTCAGTCAGGAAGTGACTCTGGCCGGTTCCGGCACGGCCACGACGACACAGACGTTTCTGCGTATCTTCCGCGCCTATGTCAGCGGGTCACAGGCACCGACCGGCAACCTGAACATCACCAACGGGGCGACAACATATGCCCGAATTACTCTCGGTGAGAACCAGACGCTGATGGCAATTTGGACCGTCCCGGCAGGATACACGGCGTACATGTCGCGTGGAACCATGTCTGTCGGCACGGCCAACGGTAACCAGTTTGTTACAGGTCGTCTGACTACCCGTGAGTTCGGTGGTGTTTTCCGTACACAGGCAAAGGTAACTCTCCAGAACGGGTTTATTGATTTTCCTTTCGACATTCCGTTGGAGATTCCTGAGAAGACTGACATCGAAACACGAGCCATTTCGTCCGGTACAAATAATGTCGTTGCAGCAACCTTTACCCTGATCTACATCAAGAATGACACGCTGGTATCGTAATGGCTATACGCAGGTCAAACATTTCCAAGCAGGTAACTCGCGGTCCTGCGACAAAGTCGCCTCCCAAAAAGAAACCGGTACGTATGAAAGCTGGTGGCAAACCCAAGTCACGAGTGAATGAAGCTGGGAACTATACTAAACCCGCGATGCGTGAGCGTCTCTTCAAGAAAATCAAAGCCGGGGGTAAGGGAGGCAAACCGGGCCAGTGGTCGGCACGGAAAGCGCAGATGTTGGCGCGAGAATACAAAGCCAAGGGCGGAGGCTATCGAGACTAATGGCCCGGAAGAAACCACAGAAGTCACTGGCAAAGTGGACCAAACAGAAGTGGCGGACCAAGTCGGGCAAACCGTCAACACAGGGTTCGAAGGCAACGGGCGAACGGTATCTCCCGGAGAAGGCTATCAAAGCCCTGAGTTCCAAAGAATACGCCGCAACCTCCAGAGCCAAACGGAAAGGGACAAAGCGCGGAAAGCAGCATGTCTCACAGCCGAAAAGTGTGGCAAAGAAGGTTAGGCGGTATCGCAAGTGATCTATTACTTTATGATTATAACCATTGCTGGTGGTCTGCTCCACGAGACAAAGACTACTGGCTTTACATCTGAGGAGACCTGTTACGAGTACGCAGCAAGTGCCCTCAACACCTACACAGCATTTGGTCATCAAATTGTTGAGGCCGAATGTAGGCCAGTCGGACAGGAGACTTAATCATGGCTATGAAACCCCGGATGATGAAAAAGAAAAAGACTATGATGCGTGGCGGCGGTAAGGTAAAACCTCCTAAGAAAATGATGCGTGGAGGCAAACCCGGTGCAAAAAGTAAGACCCGTAAGTGATTACATTAACGACCTTCGTCGATGGACTACTGAAGTTCTGTCGCGACCATCTGAAGAACTTAGAGGAATGCCTCCGTGTCCGTTCGCAGCGGACGCTTGGGATGCTGGACTTGTCGCTGTCGGTATTTGCGATGGTCTGGACGATGTCACTGATGCTCTTGATTTTTATCCCGCTAGTCGTCGTGACGTATTCATCTGTGTTCTTCCTGATGTTGAAGGACTTACTTCTGAAGAACTGGCCCGTTATGTGGAAGACAAGAACAAAGGTCTGGTGGCAGAAGATATGTGGCTTATGGCGTACCACCCAGACGATGACCCATCCGAATACGGACTAGACTATTTAGACGTTGACTGGGAACCTATTGTCGAAGAAGACTACGCCATGATCTTTGTTCAGCAACTTTCGAAGTTGACTGCTGCATCCTATAATTTGGAGAAGCAGGGCTACTACGACGAGTGCCCATGGAAGACGTACCGCGATCTCGTCCATCGTCGAACTGAGAAGGCGATTCAGCATGGCAAGTTCAGGCCAGACGACATTTGATCTTGCAATAGACGACGTAATCGAACAGGCCTTCGAGCAGATCGGTGGTCAGCCGATTAGTGGTGAGGAGGCCCGGTCGGCGCGTATTGCACTGAACCTGCTGCTTACCGAGTGGCAGAACCGTGGTGTCCTGCTCTGGAAGCTGGTCGATACTCCGGTTACCGTTACCACATCCACGACATCCTACACGCTCGACTCAGACATTATCGACAGTCTCCAGACCACGATCAACGTGAACAGCAACGATCTGGAGATGAACCGGATTACCTATCAGGACTACATGAAGCTGCCTGACAAGTCGCAGACCGGACGGCCCACACAGTTCTCCTTCCTCCGTGGCAAGGACAACGTCAGCATGTACGTCTGGCCGACACCTGATCAGACCTACACAATGAACCTGTTTGCCATGACCAGAGTACAGGACGTAACAGCCTCGGCCATTCAGACCGGCGATGTCCCGTTCCGATTCCTCCCGGCTCTGGTAGACGGTCTGGCCTACAAGATGGGGATGCGTCGTCCCGGCATAGACCCGTCGAAGATCAGCTTTCTGAAGCAGCAGTACGAAGAGACGTTTGCCTTTGCTCTTGAGGAGGATCGGCAGCGGACGTCCATGTTTATCCGTCCAAGACTGGGTTACCTCTGATGGCAACGGGTCGTCGATCAAATGCTATCTGTGACCGGTGCGGCTTCCGGTGCAAGTACATTGAACTTCGCAATGAGGTAGAGGTAGGCGTCTGGGTCTGTCCGGAATGTTTTGACGGCTCGTATAACAGGGTGAACCATCCGCAGAACATGACGAACGTAGACACAACAGATGATCCCAGTCTCGACCATCCACGTCCCGACACGACTGCTGACACATCTGCAACTGACGGAAGCTGGACACCAGACGATAGTTCACCCGCATATCATAATGGACAGGCAAACTAATGGCACTATCCTACTCACAATTACGGACCAACATTATTGAGTCCACCGAGAATGACGGCACGGAGTTTGCCGGTCAGATCGACCAGTTCATTGCACGGGCCGAGGCACGGCTGACCATTGACATCGACGATGCAGGTCTGACACAGCATCAGTATTCACAGCTTGTTGCATCCGATCCGTTCCTTGGACTGCCGACCGGATTTACCATCGTCGAGTCTGCCAACATAACGGCCAACGGGACACGCATTAATCTGCTGAACAGGAACGTGGACTTTATCGCAGACTACTGGCCTGTCCGTACATCCACCGGTACGCCGAAGTATTACGGACTCTGGGACGACAATACGATCATCGTGGCACCGACACCCGTCTCTGCATTTAACATTGAACTTGCTTTTGTCGCTGAACCAACGGCCATAACATCGGTCAATCCGACAAACTATTACACGGCAGAGACGCCCAACGCCCTGTTCTATGCGTGTATGGTCGAGGCAGAACTGTTCAACAAGAACTACGAAGTTGTTAAACTTTGGACCGAACTTTACACTAAGGAAATTGAATTGCTCCGCAATCGTGCCCGTCGTGCCCGTCGTGA